AGTGCCGCCAGTTGCATTAAATGTAGCCGCAACATAGTAGTACCCACCAGGGTCAGAGCTATCACCAGCCATTGTGTAGACTTTCTGGCCTGTGGTGTTCAAATCAGCCGCCTCATAACGAAGCTCTGCAAGCCCTGCGCCATCGGCAACAGAAGTAGCAAAGAAGTCTTCGTCCTTAACAATGCCAGCATCTGTGTAGAGGCCAACATTGTATGTGCAGCTTCCACCAAGGGCATCTGTGCCTACGCGCAAAGATGTGATGGTGGCGTTGCTTGGGATAGGTGCAAGCATAACAATGTCATCGTCAGTGCTATCACCAGCAGCAAGTGCAACGTTTCCTTGGGCAACACGGATTACACCGTGCAACTCTTGGGCATCGTTCATAACCTGAGGGGAAGCCTCAAGGTTTGCTACCAAGTCTGAGTTTTTAGTAGTCATTACCTAGCTCCTTCTTAGTCAGGTGTTTCGTCACAGAAGATTTGCACAACTTTAGACTCTTCCATCCGCACAGCGCCAACGCTCATGCAATAGTAGACCTGTGTTGCGTAACCTTTGTCAGCACGTTCATCAATGCGAGCATTGATATCTTTGCCTATGCCGAGAGTAATCCCATCCTCTGCCCATGCAAAGCATGTGCGGATGTCGTTGCTATCAACAGACAGACGGTTTGTCATAATGAAGCGGAAGCCCATGAAGGTGTCCACATCGCCAGATACCAACGCCTTAACGGTGTTGAAGTCTGATGAAGTTACCTGAGTTGTACCAAGCAAGTCTTCGATTTGCTTTGGCCCAACAGCAATGTAGCGTGGGATTGATGGGTCAACATCATTCAAGTCCATCTTACGCTTGGCTTCTGTCAGCTTTGCGATTGTCAGACCATCGTTTGACGAGGCAGAACCTACTGAGTTTGCCGTTGCATCAAGAGTTGCTGAACCTGAGCCAGTCTCACCAGTGGAGGCTGTACCGATTGCAGCAGCAATAACAACGTCATCCATCGCACGGCCCATAGCAGCCGCAGCAGCCATAGCGTATGAGGAAGTAGGGTCAATCAACATGCGAACCTTGTCTTGGTCGTCAATAAGGTCAGCATACTCGTAGTCAGCCAAAGACAGACGCCGTCTTCCATGAGGGGTGTCAATCTGTGGTGTGTCGGCATTTCTTGATGTACGAAGCTGCGCTGTCGCTACACCAATCTGGTCGATGAAGGCATTCTTTCCAACAACATTCTCAATGCGCACCGCATCACGCAGACGGGAACCCATCTGCTGTGAGAGCATCTGCACGTTTGCAGAATACTGTTGAACAAATGCCGTGGTGATTTGTGATGACATAACATGTCTCCTATTTCACACGGTTACATTTATACTAATTGCGGTGTGCTACCCTTGCGGACACCCCTAGATTTTTTAGCCCTTGTGGGGCTGTCGTCTTTCCGACTGGCAACAGGACGATGTGACTCGCTACCCTGCGTGACCCACTCGTAGTATTTATCTGCGAGGTGGTCGGGATTTAAAACATCGCGTTGTGTGCCATACTCTAACGCGACTCTTAAACACTCTAGCCTTATCTCTACATCATCCATGAATGTAGTTCATTAGCTCTTGTACTCGTCCCACAGCCTTTTGACGGGCTGCGTAGTTTCGCCTATCTGTGTACTCAGGCGATTTCATAATGGCATCTGCCTCTGCCTGAGCCGTTTCCCTCGTCATAAACGAAGTCTGAGATGAGTCCGAAACTGTATCTTCACTTGTCACACTTTGCCTAAATTCTGCAATTTTTGCAAATGCTTTTATAAACTCTGGGTTGTTGCCCAGCTTAGTGCCATCGGCAAGGTCTAAGTCAAACATCTCAGGATTGCCAAATTCTTGCGCGGTTGCTGCCGCTTTCTGCACAATCCCGTCATAATTTGAACCCCATTCCTGCCGTAATGCAGCCTCTGACTGTTCACGCTGTTGCTCAACCTGTTGCATATTTGCAACACCTGTGTTCTCCACAACACTCTTATAGTAGTCAAGAACGCCGCTTGCTTGCTCAGGTGTAAGGCGAAGTTTATGCGCTATGTCTTTGTAACTACTAGCAACTTCCTCTGTTACTATATTGCCATCAGCAGCAATGTCATAGTTATCTGGTGAATCCGGCCTGCCAAGTCTACTGTAAACTCTATCCAAGTCCTCTTCTGTAGGGTTAGCAGGCAGTGGTATTTTATCTGCACCTATAAGACGCTGGGCATTTACATATGACCGCGCCAAGTTCTCAACATCTTTGATAGGTGAAATGCTAGGATGCCCCCGCAATTCTTCTGGTATCATATTCAAGAAATCGTTACCAGACCCGCCTGACGCAACTTCTGCTGGGGTTTCCAGCATCGGCGCTTCAACCTGGGCTACCTGTTCGATAGCTGCTTCTGACATAATTACTCCTCTTTCATCATACTATGAACGTGCAAAAGGACAGCCCTCTTGCCTTCCTCAAAAGCTGTGGCATTGGCATCGCCAGCCACATAGCTTGACACCCGCCAGTTACTACGGGCCTCAAGGTCTCCGAGAACCTTCTTGCCGCTTTCGGTGGCAAAGGTTTCTTTGTACATAAATTTAAGTTTCTCTACCTCTGGGGTCATTGCCCAACCATCCTAACTGCTTGCGCCGCTTGCGCTGCTGTATATACATCCTCTTGCTCACTCTGACGCTGCATTGCTTGTTGCTCTGCTGCTGCTCGTTCCTGACGCATCTGCGCAACCTCACGGCTAGAACGCAATGTAGTCTTAGGAACGCCAAGGGAATCAGTAACATGTTTAACCAAACCATCAGGGTCAAGGTGGTCAGTCACTGGCAACGCCTGTGCTAGAGGCAGTAGGATTTCAAGAGCCTGCATAGTGCTGTTAAGACTGCTAGACTTTTGCGCACGGGCCAGAGGCGATACATACTCAATATCAATATCTGTTCCTTGCAAAAGCTCAGGAGGGATAGCAAGCATCTCCTCACGCAACATCAAGGCAAACACACGGTCTACCAAAGGACGCAGCATCTCATTCATCAACCTGCCAAGAACAGGGCCAATGACCCGCATACGCTCTTCTTGCCTTTGCACAACCTCTGTGGCTGTCATGTTTGGCGCACCGCCGGAAAGAAGCTGGTCAACGTAGAACGCTGAACGAATAGCACCACGGCGTTGCTCTTCCATGCTCAATCCAATAGGAATGTTAGCGCCCGTGTTTAGAGGCGTAATCGTATCCCTAGAGCCAGACCTAAAGAAGTTAAGGCCACCAGGCTGTGTGCGGATAGGCATAATAAACCCGTCATCAGGGACAAGTAACGGCGGGTCAATCTGTTTCTGGGCCGCTTGGATGATTGTCTTGGACATCAGGTTCAGCATCTTAACATCAGGCAGGGCTACCATTGCCGGAGAGCGACCCATGATTTCGCCTGTCGCCTTCAAGAAGCGCGGCACAATATAAGGAAACTCTTGGAAGCCACTCTCTGAAATCATCATGCTGCTGTTCATACAAATATAGTACGAAGCAAACGGCATGTTCTTGTTGTCTACTTTTGTCGTGTCACGGTCAGCCCGTGGCATAACAACGTGCATGATTTCTACTTCTTCATCCGGCTTTTTTTCGTGTGTCTTGCGAATAAACTCGCCTACATTCTCAATGCCGAAACGCTGGACAGCTTGTCTTGCTGGCTGCTTATACTTGCGGAAGACGGTATCAACTAACCCAAACTGGTTTTCCTGTAGGTAGAACTCTGAAATGTGGCGTGTGCTAAACCGCAACTGGCCCTCATCCATCTCAACAAACATGCAGCCTGTGCCAAATACAACTAGGTCTACATACATCTCATGGATTTCAGTCTCAAAGTTTGACTGATTAAAAGCCCTAATCATTCGTGTTGATGAGTCTTGCAGCCATTCGCGCACATCATCGTCACGGCCTACATCGGTGTCTTTCATATCAAGATGGAACCAAGGAGTAGCCCCACTCGTCAGCATACCGTGCAGACTTGCAGACAAAAGGTCTACAGCCTGTAGCGCAGTACCATCATAGATAAGCTCCATGCGCTTTTCGCCGCGTGACCGTTTCTTAACGATGTCGGCTTTGCGGGGTAGCATATAATCCGCAAGCTCTTGATAATGCGTATCCCAGTTATCTCTGCGGGAAACAATACTGTTGCCGCGACTAATTAGGCTCTTGGCTAAATCTTCCATAAGTTACCCCAGTAGTGTAGGTGTGCCGCTAGTTGGCATTGTTGTATCAGAGGCCAACCCAGCAACTATAGTAGAGCCTCTACCCTTGCGCTTTGAGCGCTCTTTCTTCAGAGCCTCTTCGGATAGAGCCTCAGCCCTTGCATAATCAACCTTTGCCGGAGGCTCGGGTGGAGGAGGCGGTGTTGGCATAGACGGTGGACTAAAAAGTGAACTCATTGTTATCTCCTATACTGTAGGGCGTTTGCCAGTAGAAGATAAGAGTATGCCCTTTTCTTCTACTAAACCTCCACCGCCAAATCTTCTAGTGCGTCTACGCCGTGATTCTTCTGCGGTAAATCCTAACTGCGTATCATCAGGCACAACCTCAGGCGTTACTTCCGGCGTTACCGCAGGGGTAACATCTGGCTTAGATTCAGCCTCGCCACTGCTACTAGCCAGTATAGTTTTCTTAGCATCAGCTTGCTTAGGGTTAAACTGTTGCCGCCCACTGTAAACACCATCTTTGGTTACCACACCAACAACCAATTCATTCTGACTAGGGCCAAACTTAGCAGTCACAGGCGTAGCACTCGTAGAGCCAGTACGTAACTGACCAGCAAGACGCTCGTTAAAAAAACCGCCAAGCGTGTTTATTGCAGCGCCAGTTATGCTTGGGATGGGTGACTTGATAGAACCTTCGGCTGCGCGGCGTTCAAGCTGCTGCGCTGCCGTTATGTTCCTCTCAAAGTTCTGCTGAACCTTGCTAAGATTTCCACCCCTGCCAGAGCGACCATAAGTTGCCTGCTGTTCTTTCAAACGGAAGTCCTGCTTTTTAGCGCCTCTGCTTCCACTCTTTACGCTGCCACCGCCGCCACCGCCGCCGCCACCACCAGAACCCATGTCATTTCTCCTTTAACTTATGAAAGCCCAGCTTGCCGGACTCAGTTCTTAGCCAATAGCAATCACTATATCCCATTTCTATAAAAATGTCT